CCCATTGTTCTTTAATCAGAGTCGTTGCGTAGTTCTGAAGCCAACGATCGTTATAAGCATCTGTCCATGTTTCTGGATCAATGACTTCGTAAGCTTCGACGAGTAAGAATTCGCCGACAGCAACTGTGTTCCAATCCATATCAACGTGCAGTCGATCTTTATGACGAGAATAACGAATAGGTTGTTTACCGACAAGGAGCTCATTCATCAAAGCAAGGTGTTCCATCACCATGTAGTATGGAACAAGCGACACGTTAGTCAGAGTGTAGAGGTCGTTGAGAGCGATCTGATATCGAATATTAAAGAGGTCGTCAGAGCGAATCGAAGGATCACCCATCGAGAAGATGCTGACAGCACCGATGATATTCTCTGGAAGAGTGATATACTTATTAGCCACATCAGTTTCCGTGATAGCATGTTTATAGTATACTCTTTCTGAACCATCAAAGTGATAGTCATACCAGTAACGAAGCGCTTCGTCGACGCGATCATCGACTTGATCATCGTCGACGTTAATCTCAATGACTGGTTTGCCGAGCTTCCGAAGGCAATACTCTTTAAATGTTGCTTTGGTGGTAGGAATGGCCATCGAATACCTCTTTATTATATTTATGTGTCTGGCTATTTATAAGCCGTATAAATACAACAAGTACAACATGAGGACTTGAAATATTATGAATTTAGACTTGATGATTATTGATAATTTCTATACAAATCCCGATGCTGTTAGAGCCTATGCTTTGACCCAAGAGTTTGATGTAACTGGCAACTATCCTGGCAAACGAACTCAATCTTTTCTGACAGACGATGTTAAAGCATGCATTCAGTACTGGATGAATTTTGCTGGTAACATTACCAACTGGTACGAAGACTCTGGTTATACCGGAGCTTTTCAGTATGCCACAGCCCAAGATCGTACCTGGATTCATTGTGATCATACGAGCATGTGGGCAGGAGTATGTTACTTGACTCCTGATGCACCGCTATCGAGTGGTACTGCTATGTATCGGCACAAGGAATCAGGAGAATGGCGATCGCATGAAAACCTTTACGAAGGATACGACTACACCAAATGGGATAAAGTAGATTCGATAGGCAACAAGTATAATCGGCTTATTCTTTATCGTGGAGATCTCTTCCATGCTAGCCTCGACTACTTCGGCAAAAACTTATATGACGGGAGATTGTTCCAGACATTCTTCTTTGATACGGAGAGATTCTCATGAAGATATGTAAGGTAATATGGTCGACGAATCGACTCGAATATTTGATTCCTACTCTAAAATCACAGCGTGATATGCTAAACTTTGAAGGATGTGAAGTCGAAGGCATCTTTATTGATGATATGCCAAAAGGTCGCCATGATGGTACGATGTTCGAGCTAGCCAAGAATTTTGGCTTTACTGAGATCTTCCTACATCAGCAGAATATGGGTTTACCATACGTATGGAATCGAACCTTCGAATTGTTGAGAGAACGAGATTATGATTACGTTTATCTATCTGAAGATGATGTGACGTTCAACTGTCCGATTCGAATGCTCGACATGACTCAGATTCTTCACGACTATCAAAAAGTTTCTCAGGTATGTTTAACAAGGCAAAAATGGTATGATTTTGAAGAGGAAACACAGGCTTATGAAACAGACATTACATTCGGAAAATATCGCGGCGAACTTTCTGAGGCATATTTTTGGAGTTTGGCGAGTATTTTTCCTCGCGCGATAGTAGATCTTCCACATGCCGAATCAGTAGGTGAGAAAAACTTAAGCGAGTATGTTGTAGCGAAATCATTGCAGCAACTTGGCATGCAAACTTGTAAGCTCAAGACCGAAGAAGGCCATAACATCGTAAATCATATCGGCGAATATAGCATCGGTAAGAGGGCAGAACCAGGAGATCCTCGTTATGAAGATTTCGCGTCATATGATCCTGAAACGAAATATAGCTCAAAGCACGGAACGAAGTGGGTTTAATCAAAATTGAATTATACTGGCGTCATAATTATTATAAATATAAGTAAATAATCTGTGGGATAGGGAACCAGATGACACCAAATAACTTTCGCGTTAAAAACGGGTTAACCGTAGCGAATGGCGTAACAATATCGGCAGGCAACGTCGTAATTACGAGCGGTCAACTCGTTATTGGTGCGACTGCGATTAACGCTACCTCACTGAGTGACGGGGCCAATAACGCATATTCCAATGCAGTCACTTATACCGATACAAAGATTGGAACTGCCAACACAGCAATGGTAGCCAATGCCGGTGCAGCTTATACGAATGCCATTACAATTGCTGCGAATGCTAGCAATCTGACTTCTGGTACAGTGGCATTTGCTCGATTGCCTTCATTGTTTGTTGGAACAACGACGATTCAGTCGACGAGTGCCGCGCAAGCAGTCAGTGGCATTACAACTCTTGCTGCTGGTAACACAACGATCACTGGCGATATCACAGTTTCTGGTAACCTCACTATCAATGGTACCACAACGAATATAAATTCTACAAATCTTCTTGTAGAAGATAAAAATATTATACTTGGTGATGTGACTACTCCAAGTGATGTCACTGCCGATGGCGGTGGTATTACTCTGAAAGGTGGTACCGATAAGACATTTAACTGGGTTGATGCAACTGATAGTTGGACATCTTCCGAACATTTAGATATTGCAACTGGTAAAACCTATAGGATCAATGGTACTACTATTGCTAACTCTACGGCTTTAGGTACTGGAATTCTTGCATCGTCTCTTACCTCTGTAGGCACTTTAAGTTCTCTTACACTCGGCGGAGCTTTATCTGCGAATGGTGGAGTAGGAACTGCCGGTCAGGTATTAGCATCGAATGGAGCGACTGGTTCTCCATATTGGGTAACAGCAGTCGGTCCTCAAGGTGCTCAAGGCGCAACTGGTGCAACTGGTGCTCAAGGTGCTACTGGTGCAACCGGTGCTCAAGGTGCTACTGGCGCACAAGGTGTTGCTGGCGCGCAAGGTGCTCAAGGACTTCAAGGCGCTCAAGGTGCTACTGGTGCAACTGGTGCTCAAGGTGCTACTGGTGCAACCGGTGCTCAAGGTGCTACTGGCGCACAAGGTGTTGCTGGTCCTATAGGCGGATCCAATACACAAGTCATATTTAATGATAGTAACGTAGCGAATGGTTCTGCTAACTTTACATTTAATAAAACAACTAGTGCAGTAACTTTTGGTGGACCGGTATCAGGTATCACGACTCTTGCAGCCGGTAATACTACGATCACTGGAAATATTAGCGTTACAAGCGTTGGAAGTTTTGATCGAGTGACTACTGCTAATAATGGCAGTGGAACAAATATTGGCATCGGTGATGATGCGTGGTTCGGAGATGTTAACATCGCTGACACTGTTCGTATTATGGGACAACAAAGTGCCAATAACGGACACATTATCTTTGGTAATGCTGATAATAGTGTAAAACTTGGTAGAACTGGAACTGGTGCTCTTACATGGAACGGAGCATTTAGTGTTACTGGTGGTCTAACTACGCTGTCAGCGAACCTTGTGATGGCCAATAACAACATTACTCGCCCAATCTTAACAGGTTATACAGAACACGAAGTGGCTAATACTGCTGCGACTGGATCATATAGCCTTGATTGCGGTGCTGCTAACTTCTTCGATTTGACTCTCACTGGAAATATTACAATCGCTCCGACCAATATACCTCCGGCGACTCGCGTATGGTCTGGTTCTATTGCAGCCAAACAAGATGCAACAGGAGGTCGTACGATCACATGGCCGGCAGGTACTAAATATGCAGGAGGAGTTGTGCCTCCTGCGACAACGACTGCAAACGCGCTCGATATCTGGTCGATTATGACGTACGACGGAGGCACGACTTATATTGTTTCATTGTCAGTGAAAGCGGCGGCATAACTTATGGGTATTGGTGGCGGTTCTAAATTTACACTCGAAAAAACCTGGCGAGCAAGCGGTGTCGGTACGACGAAGTTTAATAGCCCAGGAAATATCGCAATTCCTTATGGTAGGAATAGTATTCTTGTTTCAGGACAAGGTGGATCTGGAACTGCTTTAATTCCTGGGCCTGGAGCTAACTTTAATATTGTCGCCGGAAATGCAACCGGTACATTTAATATTATTCCCGGGACCGGAAGCACATTCAACGTAATTCCTGGACCTGGAGCTAACTTTAATATTGTACCAGGAAATGCAACCGGTACATTTAATATTATTCCCGGGACCGGAAGCACATTTAATATTATTCCTGGACCTGGAGCTAACTTTAATATTGTACCAGGAAATGCAACCGGTACATTTAACAAAGTTCCTGGGACCGGAGCTAACTTTAATATCATCTTTCCACAAACAGGCACATTTAATATTCTCTTTCCGGGAACAGGCACATTTAACATTGTTGCAGGAACTGGAACAGGCACATTTAATAAAGTTCCTGGAACTGGAAGCACATTCAACGTAATTCCTGGGCCTGGAGCTAACTTTAACATTGTTGCAGGAACTGGAACCGGTACATTCAATAAAGTTGCAGGAACTGGCACAGGTACATTCAATAAAGTTGCAGGAACTGGAGCTGGCTTTAACGTTGTTGCGGGAACTGGAGCTGGCTTTAACGTTGTTGCGGGAACTGGAGCTGGCTTTAACGTTGTTGCGGGAACTGGAGCTGGCTTTAACGTTGTTGCAGGAACTGGAACTGGTAGTTATAATACTAGCGGTGGAAATGCAGTCTCTTATAATGCTCCTAGTATTAAATATGGCCCAGGATTTGTGAATGCATTTAACGCTATAAGTAATGGTCCTCAAAACTTCAATGCGCCTTCAAATGGTCCACAAAACTTCAATGCGCCTTCAAATGGCCCACAAAACTTCAATGCGCCTTCAAACGGCCCTCAAAACTTCAATGCGCCTTCAAACGGCCCTCAAAACTTCAATGCACCTACAAATGGGCCACAAAACTTCAATGCTCCAACGAATGGCCCACAGAATTTTAATGCACCTACAAATGGGCCACAAAACTTCAATGCTCCAACGAATGGCCCACAGAATTTTAATGCTCCAACGAATGGCCCACAAAACTTTAATGCGCCAACGAACGGGCCTCAAAACTTTAATGTCGCGAATGGTCCTCAGAACTTCAATGTCGCGAATGGTCCTCAGAACTTTAATGCGCCAACGAACGGGCCTCAAAACTTTAATCCTGCAACTAACGGGCCTCAGAACTTCAATGCGCCTACAAATGGTCCTCAGAACTTTAATGCGCCAACGACCGGGCCTCAAAACTTTAATGCGCCAACGACCGGGCCTCAAAACTTCAATGCGCCTTCAAATGGCCCACAAAACTTCAATGCACCTTCGAATGGTCCACAAAACTTTAATCCTGCTACCAATGGTCCGCAGAATTTTAATGCTCCAACTCCGGCGGTTCCAGGAAATGCAGCAAATGCGCTCGGTATTACTTTCCCCGGATCAAATGCCGGTGGTACGCCTGCGCCGGTGATAAATAATCAGACGGCAAGCTACTATTCTTTTCCGGATGGCCAATCACATTCGGTAACTGTAGCGCCCGGAGGATATATAGATATTACTATTGAATAAGTGACTTGACGAGGATTTACTATGCCATATATTATTCCTAAATATGGGAAACAATTGAATTGCTTTGCAGTATGGTCGGGAGGATTTACTCCTGAAGAAGTCGATAAAATTATCGATCTCGAAAAACTCCAAGAGTTTGAAAAAGGAAAAGTTGGGCTAGAGAAGAATGCCGCAGCTCCGGCTGAAACGCGAGATTCTGATATCTCGTGGATACATCATGATCAACACAGTGATTGGCTATTTCAGAGAATGTCAGGAATCGTTTCTGTCGTGAACTACGACAACTTTATGTATGATATCGAAGGCGTCGAAGCTTTTCAATATACAAAGTACGGACCAAATCAACATTATACATGGCATTGGGATGTTGAATTTGGCTGGCAGAAATATATAAGAAAGATCTCAGCATCTCTGCTTCTTTCAGATCCGAGTGAATATGAAGGTGGAGAGTTAGAGATCGTAAACAACGGAAACTTTGAAGACAAAGTTTCGTTTAAACCGAATAAAGGTGATATCGTATTCTTCGCTTCATGGATGCCACATCGAGTGAAGCCAATCACTTCTGGTTTTCGTAAGAGTCTTGTAGCATGGGTAATGGGTGAGAGAGAATGTTGAGTTGGAATCCTTTTAAAAAGAAACCTATTATTGAGTTTTATTGCCATCGCGATGATGTTGAGGCATTACCTCAGCCAAAGCCTGCGGCAAAATATATGCCAGAATGGTATAAAAGAATTCCTCCACTGATTACAGATGGAAGAGATGATCGTGATTGGTCAGGATCTCATAGCTTTACTGCAAAAAAATGCATGCCGATGATCGACGCAATGTCATTAGGATATGTCATTCCTCTTATCGGCGACTTGACAGTCAGATCAAATCACGACTGCAGTACAATTGAAGTCACGTCTTCTCCACAGATCAACGTATGTGAGTTTCATGACATTCGACAACTTGGAGAAAGATCTGCTCCTGGATTTCCTGCACCTCCTTTGAAGTTTGTCAATCCATGGATTGTAAAGACTGCTCCGGGTTGGTCGACTCTTTTCATAGCTCCGATTAATAACTTTGAAAGCCATTTTACATGTCTGTCAGGATTAGTTGATACAGATACATATCCAAAAGAAGTCAATTTTCCTGCAATCTGGCACACTCCAAATGCCGACGTGCTTTTACTTGCTGGTACACCTTTAGTCATTGCCATTCCAATTAAGCGTGATGCTGTTCCATCAAAGCCCAATATTCGAAACATGAAAGAAGATGAACATCACTTAATTAATATCATATCAAAGATGCAAAACACTCGAAGAAGCGTATATACAAAAGAATTGAGAGTACCAAGAAAATGAAAAACTTGTTTTCTTTATTAAAACCAAAGAAAGATATTGAATTCGTAGATACTAAGAAGTTATCTTATCATAACTTTTCTGTTGAACGAGCGATTGATGTTCCAACAAATACTCGCAAGGTTCAACAAGACAAGTATGGCAAGCATCTGATGCCATACTGTCCGGGAATTTTAGACTATGCTCAATTTGGCTATATCATTCCGGCGTGGGTAGACATTCATATTATGGCAAATAAAGCTGGTACTTCTTGGTATCTTGGAGACAGAGGACCGAGAGGAGATCGCGGATTTGACAATGGCGTAAAGATGGATGAAAAATTTGTAGAAGGCGCATTTACTCCAATTGGAATTGATCCTACAGCAATCTTATTTCCATCTCCTTGGAAAATTTTTACTCAAAAAAACATTAGCGCATTGTTAATGCCTGCATTTTATCATTCTACTTTTCTTGAAGATCTATACATAACTCCTGGTTTGGTAGACTATAAGAGTTTCCATATTACAAACTTCATTTGCATGCCGAAAAGAGAATGTAACGTTCACATTAAAGCGGGAGAACCTTTGTTGCACGTCATTCCTTTCCTCAATAAAGATATTACTGCTTCTGTTGGCCCAGCTTCAGATGAGATGATAGATAAAACTATGAATCTAATTCCCGGAGATGATAAGCAATACTATCGAAAGTATATGGGAATAAAAAAGAAATTTAATATGCAAAAAGAAGAGAATAAACAATGAACATTTTTGTTTCAGTATGCTCGTATCAAGATCCTTTACTTCCTCATACCATCAAGAGTATGATGCAAACCAAATCCAATCGGAATAATGTAGTCTATTCGATCTTCGAGCAAACTCGTTATGAAGATTCGTTGGCGTGCACAGAACCTGTGCTTGTAAGTCGAGATGATGTCATCTATAAAAGAATCGATCCCGAATACTCTGATGGTTGTGTTTGGGCAAGATATATTAATATGTTAAATATCACAAACGAGTATGACTTCATTTATCAAGTCGACTCACATATGTTACATGATATGAATTGGGATCGAGCTCTGATTGAAGATTATAAGAGAGCGATGGATATGTGTGAAACCAATAAAGTCATCATTACTGGATCATGTAAATCATTTATAATTGAAGAAAAAGACGGAGAGATTAAAACTTATCTTTGTCAAGAAGAAAATGATGCTTGTCAAGTCAAGTATTATACTATTGATCCGGATACTTTGATTCCAGATGTACATGGAGACGCGATTCCATCGACTGATATGCCAAGACCGGCGTTTCATATTATGGCAGGAAACTTCTTTACGCATGTCGATTGGATTGACAATGTCGGATTAGATCCAAAAGTCTTCTTTGTAGGAGAAGAAGTCATGATGACGATGATGTCATACGCTGCTGGATATAAAATGTTCCATCACAGTAAGATGGTTTCATATCACTTAGAAGACACGAGTAATTGGCATACGAAAACTCCGCCAGAAGATGCGAAAGCTGCGCGAAGAAGAAAAATACTTTCAGAGATCGGTCGTTGGCAATGGAAAAAATATCTTGAGGCATGCAGAGAAGATCTTCTTTCTGAATTCCACAAAGAATTTGGTGTAGACTTTATTAATCTTGATATTGAAGATCGTGCTCGAACTTATAGTCTTGACGTTGTTCCAGGTAAAATTGATCTTCTTGCTATTTCGAAGAAACCGAAGAAGAAAGTGAAATTGCCGAAAACTCTTTTTATGAGTGAAGATGAAGAATGATCGTTTGTTCTCTTCCACGATGTGGTGCTACTCGTTTTTGCTTGGATCTCCAAGAGAAAACAAGTTTACCATTTGTGGGAGAGTTACATCCTGTTCACATTCAAAGTAATAGAAAACAACTTACTCACGAAACTAAGCATCAAACAAATTTTACGCAAGATTCGTTTGCCGACTTGTTACAAGATCATAGTGAACACATCGTACTTGTAAATCAACACTCGTATCTTTTAGCCAATCAGGCAAGTTTCTTTATACTTCGTAAAAATATGAGAAACGCTGCTTTAAGTATGGCAAATTATTTGCTAAAAGTATATCCCGAATTAAAACCCAATGCCATTCGTTTTAATATTGGTTTGATGTATAATGATTATCGTGCACTCGTCGCGTATTTAAATAAATACCAAAAAGAAGTTGTTTGGTACGAAGATTATTATGGTATCGAAGACACACATATGCCTTTACTTGATTCGTATCCTGGCAAAGAGTCTATTATAAAAGAGATTGATTCGTATTATGAATCTAAAAGTTCATAAAAGATATGTGCTTACATTCGCGCAATTAGCAGGCCCATTTATTACAATCTGGGCTCTGATTCAATATGCAACTTTTCCATGGATAATTGTTTCACTCACAGCGTTCTTTTTGATGAGAGTAATAGGTGGATCGATTACGTATCATCGAATCCACAATCATCGTACGCATACAATGAATCCTATCGTAGAATTCATATGCACGGCATTCGGATTCTATGGTTCATTTGCTTCGCCGCTTGAATTCTGTGTATCGCACGACAATCATCACAAGTATCATGACACTCAGAAGGATCCGCATCCTTACCATTTGCAAGGTTGGAAAATACTTTTTCCAATTCTTTGGAATAATGACACGAATCAAATAAATTTGAAAACAACAGTCAGACTGATTCGTAATAAGATTACCAATTTCTTCTATGAAAAATACTGGATTTTGTTATTCTTACCGTTTCTATTGTTATTCATATCGTTACCAGCATACTTGTTTATTTACATTGTTCCTGCTACATTGTCGATATGGTCCACAGGAATCGCATCTCTAAATCATGATAAAAACGGTCCAAAAGATATGGGATTTTGGTACGGAATTATCAGTGGTGGAGAACATATGCATAAACAACACCACGAACAACCATTTGATACAAGCAAAGAAGGTTGGATAAATACCATCGCAGACATAATAGCTACAAAGAGAGTTAAGATATGAATATTGTTTATACTGTTATAAATGATTTGTCAGAAATAGATTTTGATGACTTGTATGAAAGATCAAAGGATGCTATTGATGCGAATTGGCCGGAAAATTCTACATTAACTGACGCCGAACGAAAAACCAACATGCGCACATTAATTGAAAGCGGAATTAATAATGAGTGGCCAGGATTAAATCCTCATGGCGCAAATGATACTTATATTATGATAAGAGCTTTTGATACTGTAGCTGGAAAAGATATGGGATTTGTAAGCGGGTTTATCCTTGAAAATGGAACATTAGATGGCAGACATTCACTCACTGCTCCGGATGAAAACGGTTCTAGAAATTACGTTTTTAATCAAGAAAATGTAACAGCCAAAAATAATTTTAATATTGAAATTGGTATAACTAAACATTTGTATAGAAATATTCCTGCAAATTCAATCTTTCATAGAACTTTGCGTATGCGAGCAAACGCAGCAAACTATGAACTTTTAGAAGACGTAGATTCTCCAACGCACGGGCCAAATTTTAGAAATATATTAATACAATTAAATCTATGAAGTTTTTATTGAATGTAGGAGCCGAGAAATCTGGCACTACTTGGTTATATGAGTATTTTAAAGAACACCCAGATTTCTATGATATGGGAAAAGAACTGAATATTATTCAGAGAGACGATTTAGTTCCTGTCTTAGAAGATGTAAGCGAATATAGAAAAGACATAGAGTCTTTTTTTCGGGCTGTTTCAAATATAAATCAAGTCACAGGCGACTTCACACATTATGAAGGCTCGAGTGAGAACATCTTTCGACTTATTAAAAACGGTTTACTAAAATACGATATCGAAGTAGTACCAGTTTATATTATGAGAGATCCTATTCAGAGGAGTTGGTCTTCTTGGAATATGATTGGAGGAGGTAAAATTCCAAATCGGTCGTTAGCTTCACGATTTGTCATGAGCAATTTCATATCATGTAAATATAAAGAAACTATCGAAGCTTTGGACAGTGTGTTCGCAAATCCGCTCTACTTCTTTTATGAGGATTTTTTTACTCAAACCAATATCAATCAGATATGTGACGAGTTAGAAATTTCTCGACATCCAGCAGAATGTGATAATAAAGCAGGAGCTTCTTCCTATAAGAAAATGCCAAACAGTTTCGTCAAGGCTTTTGGTAAATCTTTAAAGAATAAAGAGGCTGCTAAATATGTTTTTGAAAGATTTGAAAATGTACCATGGAAACTCGAGGATTATTCGTAGATCTACTCTCGATGAAGATATTCGCTTAACTTTTCTTGAAGGTTTAAATAGGCATACGAACATGCATTACTTTGATCGTAATGCGCCTACAAATAAAACAGATGAAGCTGTGCTTGAATTTCTCGACAGAGAACAGTTTAATTGTAACAAAACTCATATTGAATATTGGTATCAGGCGTATAAATCTTCTGGAGATTTGTGGCCTCATGTAGATTTTAATGAAAAGCTTCGGCACAGAATTGAGGCTGGAGAAAAGTTGAAACCAGAAGAATTAATGTCTCCAATTACCATATCGTGTTACTTAGAAGCAATCGATCTTGAAGGCGGAGAATTTTGTATTTCTGAAAGAAGTTGGTTAGACTATGAAAAAGAACTGAGCCCTCCGGAAGTTTTAAAAGAAGAATTGTTAAAATATACACACGAGTCTTTTCAACCTACCGAAGGTGCGGTCTTATACTTCGAAGGCAGTCGATACTACCATTGGGTCAATGAAATCAAAAGCGGCTCTCGCAAGAGCATACTCATCAATTTCTGGGACAATTGTAGTCTTAACTCCACTTCGCCCAATTAATTTCTAATGTCTATATTACCAGAAATAGAAATACGATGTTCGTCTGAAGTTTGAAACGGATATACCTGATGCTTAAGATAATTTGGAAACATAATAAGAGAACCTTCCCATGTCTTATCAATATCTAATTGAGTCGTACTAATTCCACCGTCTAATGAGTTATAAATGAATTCAAACTTTGATGCAACTTTATAGTTTGATTCTCTTACATTTGGCATATTTAATTCCTCTTCTAAATCATAAGGAATTGCAATCCATATCACCCATGAAATAGCTTTGTGGTGAAAATGTATTGGATTATATTCGTGTTTCTTCTGAAAATTTACCCAAGCATCATTATCAATGACATAATTATGATTTTCATAAAAATTAAATTTTCTTCTATATTCAAGAAACGTTTGCTCTATGCATTCTCTAAACTGCCCGTTAATAACATACTGAAATTCTGTTTCTAATTGCCCAGCTAAATTAGTATTGTATTTTTCCGGATTATTATCAACTTGCTTTTGCAAGTCACAAGTCAACTCAGCAAAAATAGAAACTGGAATTCTTGTTTTAAGAACTCCTGGGTTATAAAGTTTTATTTCTGAAAATTCTAAGTTCATAATTTCACCGATAATAATTTAGTTAATAGTAATTGTAGAGGTGTCTTTACATATGCTCATAGTACCTTCGCAACAGATATTCCAATCTTGACCTGTCTTTGCCCCACGGCTTGGAACATTAATGATAACATTTTTACATAGATATTCTTTACCATCTTCGAAAACGCGCCAGACATGATCTTCTGTCCCGCGATTAGGTTGTCCTCTTGATTGATTGAATCTTATCATAAACTCAGACATATTAGATTATTTCTGCTGTTGCATCATATACTATAGGTTCAATGTACGGACGTGTACCAATGTTCATGTGAATAAATTTGAAAGGTTTGGTTGATGTGTTACGAGTAAAGCTATGCGGTAGCCAGGAATTTGCAAACATTAGTTGACCAGGAACTGGCGTAAAATTAATAGACGATGTTGCTGTGGTAATGTTAGAAGAATTATGTTCGTATAGTGGTAACATAAGTTTCATTGGTCGCGGATCATGAATCACCATTCGCGGAGGATCTTTCGGGCACTCTAAAAAATAAAAAGCAACTAACTGACAGTCGCTGTGATTATGATACTCCATTGATGAATACTTATGGTGTTCTTGACTCCAACATTCGGTAAGATAAGTCGAAAGTCCATTCATGTTGTATCCTTGATCGCTCAAAAGATTCCATGCTGTGTTTAATGTGTACTGTATCAGTGGAAGAAGATCTTCTTCGTTAGACACATCTGCTTGCACGACTGGATATACATCGTTTATTTTTGTTATTTTGCGCGCGGCCCTTAACGCCGCATTTGATGCTGCTCTTGAGAAATCAAGAAGTTCTGGCTTCATAATACTATAGATAGGTGAGCTAAAATACTGCCACTGATCAAGTATGTCTGTCATAATAAAATCCTTATGTTATGTATATTGGGAAAGATCAGCCTCTATCACTGTATCTAAAAACAGTCGGTTTCCAATCTTATTCCAACCACTGTTGACTTGATAAAATATATTTAAACCGTTGTTCAAACCATACTGAATAGCCCAACTAAGTATTTCGGCTGTTAGCGGAGCGCCTGCTTCAAGCAGTTGTAAAAAGCTAAGATCAGGATTTTCGTGTTGTCTCCAAACCATAATTACGTTTGATTCGTCTGGTTTCATCCACATCGGAATAGTATCAAGACCGAGTGGAAACTTTTCATTTCCTAACCATACACAGCTAAACGATTTGCACGGATTCTCAGGTCGTTGTTCATGTATCGAACATCCTTTTGTAGTTACAAAATGACATTTCCTTCCTGGCCAAAATTGATGGCCAAGAGCTTCTCCAGTTAACCAACCGCAGCACTTCGTGCAACTTCCACATTCTCTTGTCATATTATCTCACTTAAATTGAGGACCAGCTAACCATACTACTAGAGTTTTACGAATGCCTTTTGTCACAGGAGTTACTCTGTGTAAAATAAAGGACGGGAATGCAACTACTAAACCTTTTTGTTTTGTGACTTGAGTCGGCACGGGTGCATCAAATATCTCAAGATCTCCCCCCTCGTATTCAGAAGGATCAGATAATTGTATTACAAGAGATAATTTGCGAGGCGCATTCGTTGCATTTCCACCTCTGTCAAGATGCCACGTATAATGATCGTCTTTTCCATCGTATATAGTATACTGAAAGTCCTCTACAAATCCCCATATATCTAGATTGAAGAATTCACCGTTCAGTTGTCTTGCTATGAAAGCAATTCTATCATATATAAAATTAGTCTCGGGCGTAAGATTTATCCAACCTATTTTAGATGATCTAACTGCTTCTTCAACTTTACTATCAGGTCCAACACTAGCAGATTTGATCGTGAGACTATCACCAATACTAACTATTTTATCGATCTCTTCTTCAGTAAAACCATCACGCCATGATGCAAAAGAAATTTCTGGTATACCTAACGATGGAGAAGGAGCTATTTGATATACTGCCATTATTTACGCTCCCAAATATTATCTCGATAATGGGATTCATGACTTTGAAGCTTTCTACGTGTACCTTTGAGTGCTTTCAGTTCAGTTTCATTGAATGCTCTACATACATTTTTCGAAAACAAAGTATCTCTTTTAATTGGAATAACCTGCATTAACGGTGTACCAGCAGGTAGAATACCTTTAAAATTGGGTTCGTTCCAAACAAATGGAAAGTTAATAAACTCAAAATAACCATCGCAGTCTACCATACCCGAAAAACAAGTAAATCTTGGATCAGGTCTATTTAATGGTGGAACAAACAACAGTGAGTATCCTTTCGGGCAGTTGATTGCCCACCAGTTCATGAATTTAATTGGAGGTTTTGGTAAATGTGGAGCGGGGCATTTGTCAGATGTTACTTGCCACTGTAAATGATTCTCGATCATTGCTCTCGGATATTTGCTGTTGTATTCAATGAACGAACAATCTTCATTCGAAGTGATTTCAACATCAGCAACGAGTGGAATAATCCAACCCGTGATCATCGCATCAAGAAAAGGTGGGCATCTTTTGAGAGTAGATTGATCAAAGCCTACATCCTTCTTCATTGGCAAAGCTTTATACCATTCTGGTATCAGTTTGCGGGCAGGATAAGGTTCTGGTATATTTCCTAAATCATCATCATAGCAAAGAAATTCTAGTTTAGGCTCATTCTTTTCAAAAAACGAAAACATCAATTTTGTCCATTTCCAGGTTTTTCATAGTGTATTCCACCAGATTCAATAAATTTTTTACATTGCTCGACGTCGCTCGCACCTCTCAGAATATGATCATCATGCAAACTAAAATGTAAGCTTGAGATCCATATTCTGAGATGTGGTGGAAGTTTGTCATAGCAACGCATTACCAATGCCATTCTTTGTATGTTAACATGTTCCAAATGAATGACTCTATTATATATATGTAAATTACAGGGCTGCTAGTTCGACTAAGTTGCTCTCTGTGATGGCATCTAAGCCAATCAATGCTTGTTTGACTGCGGTAAAATCGTCATGTTTTTCATCGTAGATGACAAATGGAAAATCAGTAAATTCTCCAATATCCCATGTATTTAGAGCATTGAATACAGATTCGTATTGACTACTATCGTTGTATGATAAATGAGTAAACTCAATGTTATTATCCTGTAGCCACTGATAGGCTGCAGCAGAGTCGTTGCCACCTGTCGTAGTCAAACCAGTATAAAGATAAACGTCTTTAATTCCTACTAGCATGTATTGTTTCCTTTTTGTTATTTGTGCTAAAATGTTACACTCATCGTACCATTAGCGCTGCCTGTTCCAATATTTATAGAAACTATTTGATATGGGTATACTTTTACTGATACTGAATTTGTCGTAGTACCAATATTACCAGCGTTTCCTGATGCTCCAGGATTTGATGTGCCGGCTGTTCCGGCGGTCGCTCCAGTTCCAGCACTACCTGCTGTGCCAGTATTTCCTGCTGCTCCTGCGCCTCCTGGATTTCCAGCCGCACCATTTGTAGCTCCAGTTCCAGCTGCTCCTGTTGTGCCAGCATTACCAGCAGCTCCGGCACCGCCTGGGTTTCCAGCCGCACCATTTGTAGCTCCAGTTCCTGCATTGCCAGTCGCTCCAGCATTTCCTGCTGCTCCTGCACCTCCTGGATTTCCAGCTGCACCATTTGTAGCTCCAGTTCCTGCATTGCCAGTCGCTCCGGCATTTCCTGCAGCGCCGGCATTACCAGGACTTCCTGCTGCTCCTGGATTTGCTCCAGTTCCTGCCGCTCCTGTTGTACCAGCATTTCCGTTGGCTCCTGCACCGCCTGGACTTCCTGCTGCTCCTGGATTTGCTCCAGTTCCTGCCGCTCCTGTTGTACCAGCGCTTCCTGCAGCGCCGGCATTACCAGGACTTCCTGCTGCTCCAGCGTTTGCTCCAGTTCCTGCGGCCCCAGTATTTCCAGCACTTCCATTGGCGCCTGCATTACCAGGACTTCCTGCTGCTCCAGCGTTTGCTCCAGTTCCTGCGGCTCCTGTATTTCCTGCGCTGCCTGGTGTTCCTGCATTACCTGAACCACCGGCAGCGCCCGAAAGAAGTCCTCCATTGCCGCCTGCGCCGCCGTTGCCGTTAGTAGCACCACTTATGTTGCCTGAATTACCCGCGGTACCAGCATTGCCGGCGCCGCTACCACCTTGCTTTAAAGTCCAACCCGATGCTCCGCCTCCGCCTCCGCCGCCTCCGCCGCCTCCGCCTACACCAGCGTTGCCAGGAGATCCGGAGTTACCCGCCGTACCACCAGCTCCTCCTGCACCACCGGCGCCATTTGTTCCTGGGTTACCAGCATTGCCAGTGGCTCCTGGATTCCCAGCATTTCCTCTTGCACCGCCTGCACCACCAGCACCGTTATTTCCTGGATTACCAGCATTGCCAGTGGCTCCTGGATTACCAGCATTACCAGCAGCACCGCCTGCACCACCAGCACCGTTATTTCCTGGATTGCCGGCATTACCAGTGGCTCCTGGATTACCAGCATTACCACCAGCTCCTCCTGCACCACCAGCCCCATTGGTGCCAGGATTGCCTGTTCCTCCAATACCACCAGATGTCCCAGCTGTACCACCAGCACCACCAGTTCCTGCAGCTCCATTATTACCGGGATTGCCTGTTCCTCCAATACCTCCGGAAGTACCGGCCGATCCTCCGGCGCCGCCTGTACCAGCAGCTCCATTGTTACCGGGATTGCCTGTTCCTCCAATACCACCAGATGTCCCAGCTGTACCACCAGCACCGCCAGTTCCTGCAGCCCCATTATTTCCGGGATTGCCTGATCCACCTGGATTTCCAGAAGTTCCGGCCGAGCCAGCTGCTCCGTTTGTAGCATTTCCTCCAGCCCCACCAGTACCACCGGTTCCACCTGGAAAATTAGCTAAGGAACCAAACGTTGAAACGTTGCCTGGGTTTCCACTTGATCCCGGATTTCCGTTTGCTGCGCCAGTCCCAGCATTACCAGCAGCTCCGGCACCGCCTGGATTTCCTGCTGCTCCTGGATTAGCTCCAGTGCCAGCATTACCATTTGCTCCAGTATTTCCTGCTGCTCCGGCATTTCCAGGGCTCCCTGCTGCCCCTGGATTAGCTCCAGTGCCGGCATTACCATTTGCACCTGGATTTCCTGCTGCGCCGGCATTACCTGGATTGCCAGTAGATCCAGCGGTTGCCCCTGTTCCTGCATTACCATTTGCTCCAGTATTTCCTGCTGCGCCTGCATTACCTGGATTTCCTGCTGCTCCAGCAGTTGCCCCTGTACCTGCGGCCCCTGTTGTGCCGGCATTACCATTAGCACCGGCACCGCCAGGACTTCCTGCTGCTCCGGCGTTTGCTCCAGTTCCAGCCGCCCCTGTTGTGCCGGCATTACCATTGGCACCAGCTCCACCAGGACTTCCTGCTGCTCCAGCGTTTGCTCCAGTTCCTGCTGCTCCAGTATTTCCAGCATTTCCATTGGCCCCAGCTCCACCGGGACTTCCTGCTGCTCCAGCAGTTGCCCCTGATCCTGCGGCTCCAGTATTTCCAGCACTTCCATTGGCACCCGCACCACCTGCACTCCCTGAATTACCAGTCACTCCGCTACCGCCGCCTCCGCCGCCGCCACCGCCGCCGCCGCAAACGCACCCCCCAAGATTTGCGCTTCCACCAAAGCCACCATTTCCTCCGCCAGGAGAGCCTCCGGCGCCGCCGGGGGCAGAACAAGGCGCAAATGGGGTGCCAAAACAACCGCAGCCACCGCCCGGACTACCACCGCTACCGGCTCCGCCACCGCAAGGTCGGGCTGAACCTTGTCCGCCGCCTCCTCCCGTACCTGCGCTACCGCCAGTGCCACCAGCACCGCCGGCACCATTATTTCCTGGATTTCCAGAGTTTCCTGTGGCACCTGGATTCCCAGCATTTCCTCTTGCACCGCCAGCACCGCCGGCACCATTGGTACCAGGATTACCAGAGTTTCCTGTGGCACCTGGATTCCCAGCATTACCAGCAGCACCGCCAGCACCGCCGGCGCCATTTGTTCCTGGGTTACCAGCATTGCCAGTGGCACCTGGATTCCCAGCATTACCAGCAGCACCGCCTGCACCACCGGCACCATTAGTACCGGGATTGCCGGAGTTTCCTGTCGCTCCAGCATTTCCAGCAGTACCACCAGCACCGCCAGCTCCGCCAGCACCATTCGTACCTGCATTGCCAGTGGCACCTGGATTCCCAGCATTCCCTGCAGCACCTCCGGCTCCTCCTGGGCCGCCAGCACCGTTTGTGCCAGCATTTCCTGATGCGCCGGGATTTCCAGATGTTCCAGCTGTACCACCAGCACCGCCAGCTCCGCCGGCCCCGTTTGTGCCAGCATTTCCTGATGCGCCAGGATTGCCAGATGTCCCAGCTGTACCACCAGCACCACCAGTTCCTGCGGCCCCATTATTTCCAGGATTACCAGCATTGCCAGCAGTACCAGGATTGCCTGCATTACCAGCGTTTCCATTGCCGCCACGACCAGATATATCTATAGAATATACGCCTGCAGGAACGACGAATGTTGCGGGGGCATTGAATACTTGTGTGGCTGGAGCAGCCTTACCTGAAGCTCTAAATACATTTAATGGCATCGTATAACCTTCTTATTAACCTGTATTTGCAAGAGATAAGGCACCGAGATATGTTGTACCTCCGTCGAGGGTAAAGAAACTGAAGACATCGATTTTATTTGCACCAGTTGACATCGTCGGTGTCGAAGCATTCGGATATTTAACAGAAGCCGGCCACGTGATTATTCTCGATCCCGTGGCGTCTTGTTTACAATGAAGTGTGAAACTGTATGCATTGCCCGATGCAGGAGGATTTGAAAATGTAATTGTAATAGACGCGTTGGCCAATGTCAAATCGAATACGTTGGATAGTGATAAATCTACAGTGTGAGTAGTTGTTGTTATAGTATTGGCAACAACTGCTTCTTTGTATGAAGCAAGCTTAGGATTACTTAACACATTATTTGCCATTGCAACGTTGGCATTAAGAGTAGTAATACCAGCTACTTGTAGCGTCGAGGTTACGTTGGCAAAACCAGTGATCGTAGTATTACCGGCAGCAAGGGTGGTAATTCCAGATGCAGCACCTGCGGCTACAAGAGACGAAACAGCAAGTGGTTGACTGTTTGTAGACCAGCGATCATTTGTTTCATCCCAGACGAACTGAACGTTGGCAGACGTCCCGCGCATGATCTCGAAGCCAGCATTCTCAGTAGGAGGATTAGCTCCAAGATCTGCATTCAGCGTAACAATATTATCACCAACGTCGAGTGTTGTGGTGTTCACGTAAGTTCTTGTACCGGAAACTGTCAGGTTACCCGAGAGTGTAAGATCGGCGATTGATAATGTGGAATTCACATGAATACCAGTCGTATTGACCGTAAGTGTTGGCCCAGCAGTTACTCCAATTGTACCACTAGTTGTAATCGTTCCACCAGAAAGTCCATTAGCCGTGGCGACTGAGGTTACACCTCCACCGGTGGCACCTTGAGCACCTTGAGCGCCTTGAGCACCAGTAACACCTTGAGGTCCAGCAACACCTTGAGCACCAGTTGCGCCAGTTGCGCCTTGAACACCTTGAGCGCCGGCAACACCTTGAGCACCAGTTGCGCCAGTTGCGCCTTGAACACCTTGAGCGCCAGCAACACCTTGAGCACCTTGATCACCCGTTGTGCCTTGAGCACCAGTTGCGCCAGTTGCGCCTTGAACACCTTGAGCGCCAGCAACACCTTGAGCGCCTTGAGCACCCGTTGTGCCTTGAGCACCTTGTGCACCGGTTGCACCTTGAGCACCTTGAGCGCCTTGAGATCCGAGAGTAAGTGAAGCACCATTTAAAGTTGTAACTTGAACAATATCACCAGCAATCGCATTCGATGTAAGCGTTAAGACCGTGGTATTTGTCGTGTTATAGTCAACGGCCGCAATCTGACGCGAACCATTAATGAAGACGCTTTCAAGCCCTAAAGTATATACGAATGTGTTTGATGTGTCGTCTAATCCTGTAAACACCGTGGTATTCGATGTGACAGTAAACGTATAGGTATTCATGGTAGCAGCATTTGCCGTACCGCCTGAGCCCCAATAAACTCCTGTTCCATTCGATGAAAGAACTTGGCCGTTGGATCCAGAAGATCCGTTGGCTACGATCGTAGTGACAGCGAGAGAAGAGAGATTTGAACCAACTTCAAAGATGGCATTCGCAGCATCTGAAGAGAAGACTTTACGGTCAGTTAGGTTGACTGCAAATTCACCGTTATCAATAAAGCCGGAATTTGCTACGTCAGTAGTATTAGCTGTACGACCAGAAATTGTCGTGCGCTTAAATTGAAATTTATTTGCCATTCTCAACCTCTATATAGAGCAACGAAGCGGTTATGTAACCCCTAATATTCTATTTATACAGAAGTATCTTCAGCTTTTTTATTTTTATTTCCAAGCTTTTCAAGATCAACAATTTTTGCTTGAAGACTGGTCATGGTTTTATCGGCCATGACCAGTCTTGTTTCTAGCATGATGTTCTTACTTGTAAGATCATGTACACTCGCGAGTAATCGATTGATGTACTCATTTACAAATTCAGCTTCCATAAATTAGAATGTCCCGCCGTCGAGGGTTGCGTATACAACTGCTGTACCGTTAGACTGAAGCACGAATCCAGTAGAGCCAACAGCTAATTTTCTAAAACCGTTCGAAGAGTTAGCAACTAAAATGTCTTCTGCAGTAACAGTCGCGAGTCCAGTACCACCGCTTGTTCCAGGCAGTGCAGTCGAAAGACTCAATGTATTCGCTGTGATACCAACCGCGAGTGTCGAGTTCGCAGTAAGAGTAACGTTAGTCGCGTTCGAAACCAAACCACCAGAGTTTAGGAATGCTTGTAATGTAGCAGTAGTATAACCGGCTGCTGCAGTGTCTACAGTTGTTGTAGGTTCTGTTTGAGAACCAGCAAAGAGCTTATAAACGCCATCTGTAGCATCACGGAAAAGACCGGTATATTTAGCTCCAGTGGCACCGTATTGACCATAAAGACCGATATCAAGAATGTCGGTTGTTGCGTTTCCGTTTGCAAGCTCGATCAGCGAATCTTGGACTGTCAGGTTGGTAGTATCGATTGTCGAAAGCGTACCGAGAACAGTCAGATTTCCGGAAAGAGAAAGATCTGTAATCGAGAGTGCAGTATTAACATGGAGTCCAGCAGAGTTGACCGTGAGTGTTGAACCAGTGGTAAGGCCAACTGCATCTGCAGTGACATTAATACCGTTAGCAGCACCAACATGAACTCCAGTCGCGTTAGCTGTAAGACCATCACCGCCAACAACGTTGATACCAGCGCCATCAACAGAAATACCGTTAGCAGCTTTGGCAAAGACGCCTGAAGTATTCGATACAATACCGTTGTTTGCTACAACAGCAATCGTGGCTGCACCACCTTCACCAGATGAGGATCCAGAAATACCGTTACCAGCTGTGATAGTAGCAACATAGTCGCCTGATGTACCCGAACCAAGAGCAACGTCGCCTGAAAGTTGCGATGTGGCAATTGAAAGTGCAGCAGCATTGACATAAACGCCCGAGGTATTCGAAACAATCGTACCGTTACCAGATACGACATGCACACCTGTTGCGTTCGAAGCAATACCAGCTCCGGCAACAACAAAAACGCCTGTTGCGTTTGCAGATAGACCGTTATTTGCAATAACGTGTACGCCTGAGGTATTTGAAGCAAGACCGCTATTTGCAACTACAGCAATCGCGTCTGCAGAGACGCTGATACCGTTACCAGCACCAACATCAAGAGTTACCTCGCCAGATGTACCGCCACCAGTAAGACCAGAACCGGCTACGACTGATGTAATATCACCATCTTGAGGTGTTACCCAGTATACAGCTGTTCCGTTCGATGCAAGAACTTGTCCTGCAGTACCATTTGTGCCATTTGCATTAAGAGCAACGTTAGTTCCAATATTGATCTGTGTGGCATTTGCTACGAACGCCGTACCAACACTCACAATCGCTGCGTTCACGGTGCCTGTAGAGAATACACCGGTGGCATTCGCAACAAAAGAATTAGAACCAACGACGAAGTTACCGCCAGAGCCAGCAAGAACGCCGCCGGCAACAGACAGTTTATTATTGGTATTATCAAACGTAAAGTCTGCGTCTCCGGCTAATGCGCCAGAATTATTAAATTGAACTTGTGTATTTGAACCAGATACGCCAGAAGTAGGAGTTTCCCAATAAGCGGCTGTTCCATTTGAACTCAGTACTTGTCCGTTGGTACCCGTCGAACCATTGGCTGTAACTGTTGTCACAACAGCGTTAGCAACAATAATCTTGTCGATACCAGAGGTACCATTCGCAACGAGTGCTTGGTTGGCGGTCAGTATACCAGGATTAAATTTACCGGCAATGGTGATCGAAGCACCATTCGAACCAATAAATAAGTGATCGCCATTTGCTGTAAACGCTAATTCACCGTTAGCTAATGTTGGCGCATCAGCTGTCGTTAACGACCTTTTAATTTGAATTAAATTGTCTGCCATTTGGCTATTCCTTTTAGGTTAAAATGATCCGCCGTCGAGATCTACTGCTAGATCCGCGAATGACAGTTGTCTCACCTCATATTTATCATTTTGAGAATTGTAGATTAATGTAGCGCCATTGGCGGCTTCAACGACGCTGACGTCGAGTATGTTTTCAATACTTCGTATTTCTTGAATTTGATTTTTCAGAGTAATAGGACCAGCAGATGATAATCTGCCGTTGTTATTTGTAATTGTAGCGACTAAACGAGATGCACCTGCCATTATCTTGTAACTCCTGGTGTAACTGTGACGATACCTTCAACAAGACGAGAAACTGTTCCGCTGCCATCAGTCAACTCACAGTCATATACGTATCTTCCGGCTGTAAGGCCATTTGTGGTATTTGCCGACATCGAAAGAGCGACGACGCCAGTCACAGCAGTAATCGAAACTGTAAATGCGGTTTGAGCGGTCGAAGTATAATGCTTACGCATCTGAGCGGCACCTGTAAATCCTGTAAGATTTACGATGTTACCATTTTCATCAGTCACATCAATAGACGTAGCAAATGAAGTGCCTTGATCGATAATGATATTTGCTTTCAGTGCCATTTAATTCTTCCGCTATGTTTATTCAAAACTATAAGATGTTACAGTTATCACCCAATATTTAGTTTCTGCACCATTTGATGCTGATACGTTAAACGTTTGTTCATTGAAACCACCTGTATAAGCTGCTACAAGTTCAATTGATGAAGCACTTCCTCCACTTGCAACACTGGCGTATCCACTAAATCCATCTCCTCCAGTATAAGTCCAAACTACGCTTGAAGAAGCTGTGATAGTATAACCTGCTTGGGAACCATACGCTTCGGCAGTGTCAAAAGTCGGAGATGATATTGTGCCGCCCACGGGACTAAAAGTAACTAAGGCTACATCTGCATACGGACGTATTCCTACATATTGCCACGTAGATCCATTCCACATTTTAACGGCGGCAAAATCTTGGCTCCCGACCCACGACGAGCCGTTCCAATATTTAACAGGTTTAGCAGATAGGAACGTTAGCGGCACTTATTATTCTCCTGGCTTAGATGGCCAAACAACGTCTGCTGCATTTGTATAAGTCTGAGGAAGATCTCTTAAAGTTTGACGATATGTAGCCCAAGCAGTTTTATCTCCAGGCCAATCTGCCATTTGAGTATAGTCAGATAAAGCTAGAAGATTATTTCTTTTCGATCTAATTTGTTCCCAAGTAATTACCACGACTCGATCTTGCAAAACAAGATTTCCTTGTGATAAAACCAATTCTTTATTTTGCATATTCATACCATGGAGAAACTGCTGGTGTTGCTCTGCGGTAATTTCAACAATATCTTGCGGCAATGACGGATACCCAAAATCAGTATCGTAAAAACCTTTTGTTGTTGGGCTGTAGTAAATTGTCATTTTATTAATATCCCATTGCTAACCAGTAACCGGTATGAGAACTTTCATCTCCGTTAAACCAACTGAAACCAGTTGTTGATACACTAAAAATGGTTGCACCTTTAGAAGCCTGTCCAAATACGCCTGTATCTCCTACGCCATTCATCACAGCTCGGGCAACCGCGGTGAACGATGTTGGAAATGATCCAGATCCTGTAGTATTTGGAGTAACAGTTACTGTTCCCCACTGAATAATTGCTCCGTTTGGCAACTTAGTCCATCCATTTGACGAGAGACTTTGTGTATATCCTGTAGTTCCTGCAGTGTCAATCCAGATATCACCAGCCGCTGAAGCAGTAGGTTGAGTCGCTGTTACAAAAACTTGGCCGCCACTTGTAAATCCTGCGGTGACGTGTCTTAGAATAGGCGCGACAGCACCAGATGCACTTCCTTGGGCACCTTGTGGTCCGGTTGCACCTTGAGCACCTGTTATACTTGAACCTGCCGCGCCTTGAGCACCAGTTGCACCTTGTGCTCCGTTTATTCCAGGAGATCCTTGAGGACCAGTTGCACCTTGAGCGCCTTGTAATCCTTGAGCACCTTGAGGACCAGCAACTGAAGATGCTGCACCTTGTGCACCTGTAAGGCCTTGCGGTCCCTGTGGTCCTTGGATACCTTGCAAACCTTGGGCGCCTTGAGGACCGGCAACGGTTGAAGCAGCACCTTGAGCACCAGTTGTTCCTTGCGGTCCCTGAGGTCCGATAATTCCTTGTGCACCTTGTGGTCCCGTCGGTCCTTGAACCGAAGGTCCTTGTGGTCCTTGAGAACCAGTTGTTCCCTGTGGACCCTGGGAACCAGTTATTCCTTGCGCGCCTTGTGGACCAGGAACTGTCGAAGCTGCGCCTTGAGCACCAGTTGGTCCTTGAGAACCGGTAGATCCTTGTGCACCTTGAGCACCAGTTGCACCTTGCGCACCTTGAGGTCCAGCAAGTTGCGTCCACACCAAGTTAGCTGTCGCTCCACTTGATGCAAGGACGAAACCTGTTGTTCCAGCAGATTGTGTAGGTAGAAGGTTATTGATCGATCCGCCTGTACCGCCCCGAGATGTAGGAAGTGTACCGACAGTAATAGCAGATGCATCAACAAATACGCCTGCCGCGTTTACTGTTAAACCAGCATTCGCTACAAAACTAATCGTAGGATTTCCAGAAACGCCGTTGCCGTTTGTTACGCTAATGCCGTTCGTAGAAGCAATCGATACCGTAGTACCTGTTCCTGTACCAGTTCTGACTACGATACCATTCGCCGAGATATTGTATACGGTGTTAGCATTGCTTGCTGTACCAGTATAGAGCGACGAGTTAACGCCTGCTCCACTCGGGAAATTCACCGTATTTGTAACGGTGATATTGTTTGCAAAGACATCAAAGCGAGCAGTCGTAGTACCAAGTGCACCACCGTTTGCATCTGGTCGTAGTGTTCCATAAGATGTCGTATTAAATACGAAAGCATTGAAACGGTTTGAAGTATTACCGAGTGGCTGCTGATCTGCAATCAGAAGAACCCCGCCTTGACCGATGGTAACGTTGGCGTATACAAGAGAACCATTTACTACAAGGTTACCAGATACAACAAACAAGTCGTTTTTAAAGTGCGCGTTGGCTTCTACGTCGACACGATCATAGAAGATCGCGTTGCCAGAAGCAACTAGACCGTTATCAACCTTAAATCTATTATTTGCGCCTGACATATATTACCTTACTTAATGAATTGAGCAACAACTTTTGCAGCCGTGCTAGATCTTGTTTGATTGACATATACTCTTACGTTTGCAGTAGCCACGTTCGCAGAGAAAGTACCAAGTAAGCTGACTCCGGAATTAGCTGCAACAGGTGAAGAAACCGTACCATATGTTGTAAGCTGCGCAGTCGAATTATCATGAGCAAGTAGTACTTCAGAGATCTGTGTATTACCAGCATTTTTCAATTGAATGAGAAGTTTAGCAGTGCTATAGTCTGCCTTTGGATATTCGAAGACAAGAAGATCTGAACCAGTCGTAGCTCCAAGATTTCCGTTTGCAAAGATATCAACTACGTGCTCAGTCTTGAAAGTCACGATGTTTGCATGTGTAGCAGGACCAGTCACTGCGAGCGTATTCGCTAGAGCAGTTGCTCCTGTTACTCCAAGAGTACTCGAAAGCGTTGTAGCTCCAGTTACAGTGAGCGTATTCGAAAGATTCGTATTTCCTGTAACCGTCAGCGTATTTGCAAGAGCAACGTTCGAACTGACTGTCGCAGCACCTACAACAACAAGATGGCTTGTCGGCGTAATGGTAAGATTCGCAGATGCAGTGATCGATCCATTACCAATCGCCGTATTAAACGTTGCATTCCCAACAAGAACCGTAGTAGCATTTGCAACGACATTCGCTCCGACTGCAACAACTGTTTGGTTAGCAGTAACAATACCTGCAAAGAATCCTGTCGGTGTAACGTTAGATGTCGACGTTGAGTTGACAATGCTAACAATTCGAGTATTCGCTAAAACGGTATTACTACCTTCTGCGGTGAAGAATCGAAGCGATGTTAACTCAGAAGCGTTAAGCGTATTACCTACAAATACTCCGCTACTATTTGCTACAACGTTACCAATCGCACCTGTTCCAGTGATTTGCACTGTACCACCATTGGTAGCATTTGCCGTGACGTTTGCGCCGAGCGAGATCTGAATAGTATTGGCAGTAAAGATGCCAGTTTTAAATGCGTTCGGTTCGATGTTTGCAGTGGCACTCGAGTTAGCGATGCTAATGATTCGAGTATTTGCAAGAGTGGTGTTTGAACCTTCAGATGCAAGGAAACGAACTGATGTGACTTGTGAAGAGTTTAAAGTATTACCTACATGCAGGCCACTACTATTTGCAACCGTATTGCCGACCGTACCAGTTCCTGTTACTTGGATCGTGCCGCCGTTGGTAGCATTCGCAGTGACATTGGCACCAAGTGAAACTTGAATGGTGTTAGCTGTAAAGATGCCTGTCTTGAAACTGATAGGATCAATATTTGCAGATGATGTTGTATTGGCAATGCTAATGATCTGATTGTTTGCGAGTACGGTATTGCTACCTTCTGCGGCAAAGAATCGAACACTCGTCATCTGACTGTTCGTAACAGTATTGCCTACATATAGGCCGCTGCTATTTGATACACTGTTACCTACTGCTCCGGATCCTGTGACTTGGATCGTACCACCATTCGTGGCATTAGCAGTGACATTGGCACCTAATGTAATCTGAATCGTGTTCGCTACAAACAATCCAGTGCTAAAGCTAATTGGATTCATCGTAGCAGTGTTAGTGCTATTCGCGGCAACAACTGCGAATGCAGTTGCTGTTGTATTCGTGGTCGAGTTCGACTGAATCGTCAGCTTCGTTGTGTTAGCGACAAGGTTTGCACCAGTCAAACCAGCATGTAGACCGTACTGCCACATGAATGTGTTCGAAGAACCATTGGCAACTTCCAGACGAATTTCGGTCGATGTCACGTTGCTCAGAACAGTGTTCGTACTGATCATGAGATTCGCAAACGAACCGTTGACGTTTCCGCCTTTCATCCAGTTTGTTACGACGAGATTATTAGCCCCGAATGTTCCGTATAGCTGAGCTGTTCTTGGAAACGCAGTGTTACCCGTGTTTGCATACGTGCTATTTGCAGTGATGATTTCTGTCGAAAGCGCGTGAAGAAGTTCATTGGTCTCGAGGAGCCAAACCTCGAACGAGTCGGTAATTACATCAACATTAGCTACTGGTCTTGACATTAATTTCTTCCATTCACTACTTGTAAGAGTAGAGTTTTAATTTCTTTGAGATCGTCTTCGACTGCACTGATTCTATTCGATAGCTCTTTGCTATTCTTCGCTTTCGATCTCTCTGCTACAAACTTTGCATAAGATGCATCGTCTGTATTTATGAAAGCTCCAGTAGAAGTATCTTTCATGAATCCATCAGTTTCAGTCTTGACTAACATTA